CTGGGGATCTTGCAAGGGCGTGTTGTCGAGGAAGATGTCTTGCGCGGTCGGGTTGCCGGCGAACTCACCCTCCCCGATTGCGATCAGGATCTTGGCCACGGCCACCGAACGCAGGCTGTCCGTCGCCTCGGTCGGCGTCTTCGGTTTGTCCGATCCGCCCTTGGCGCCGTAGATATCAAGCTGCTGTGCTGCGCCCATGCTTTTCTCCAAGCAATAAAAAACCGCCTCATGGGCGGCTGTGTTGTTCAGCGATTTGGCTACATCTGGTCTTCTGCGTAGATCGCGGCACTGATAATCGCGCCACCCCACCGACGTTTGCCGATACAGAGCGGTACGGGGTTACCGGACGCTGTGGTGTTCTTCGCGCTGCCGAAGGCATAGCCCGGGGTGTTCTCGGGGGCTGCGCTCGTCTTCAAGCCGCTGGGCTGCGGGCTCAACATTTGGATAACGCCACCGGCAACCAGCGCGATGCCCACGGGAAGTAGGGCCTGAAAGCCAGGGATAAATGAAGCGACGATCAGAATTACGCCAACAATGGTTTGGAGGATCCCCGCTCGTTTGCTGCCAGTGATCACAGGTGCAATGCGGATCTCACCCGATCCGCAGTATCCAAGTTCCTTTTCATCAATATTTTTTTTCCCGCGAAACACGGCAAATTCAATACCTCGAGATTTTGCGTTTGAAATGAAACGCTCAAAGCCGGGGATCTGAATACACAGTGCCTTTATGGCTTCCGCCGGAGACCGCACCGAAAGCCTGAACGAACGACCGAATTGTCGGAGTTGCCCGTAAAGCAAGACTGTGGTCATGGGCTGATACTCGATCGCTTGCGCTGACATAGCTCTTTTCTCCAGACATAAAAAAACCGCCCGAAGGCGGCGTTCCGTAAGTGTTTAAAGACAGCTGTTAAAGGAGCTCTTCAAATCTGATCGCCCCAATTGCTGCCACGCAGCGCGCTGGTAAAGCTTTACACTACTACCTGTCGATACCTTTTTGATATCCAGCACATCGTCCGTCTGACCGTTCATTTCACTGCCAGCGACAATGCGATACCCAGTGCTGGTTTCGCTCATGATGGAGCTTGATCGATAGTCCTGCCAAGATGGGTACACGCACAGGGCGTAAGCTTTCGGGTCCTTCTTTGATGTGCCAGAAAGCTCGGGAGAACCTTTCAACAAATCCGAAGGTGTAGTGCACCCCGCCAACAGCATCACCGCCACAGCCCCTATCAAAATCCGCATGTCCGTCCGCCTCGCTAAATTATTGGAAGAAGTCGTAAACATAACGATTATTGGACGGCTCAGGTTTTGGGCTAATGTCCTGCCAATCTTTAGCGTAAGTGGGAAAACTAGATATTTTCGTTATCTGCCAACCATTTTTCGCATCTTGTCGCTCAAGCAAATACTGAAAAGGAACGCCGGCGTCCTTGGCCTTTTTATCTTCAGGGCTGAGCACAGCGCCCTCGTCCGGCGGCGAGATGTTTTTGATTTGGGCGATAACAATGGCGCGAGTCTCTGATTGAACTTCGACCTTTGTAATTTGCCTGTCGAAAGCTGAAATCTCATATGCACAACTGTCGGATCTGTAGCGTTCATTCGACGAAAGCTTGGCAAGCTTATCGAAATATGGTGCAGCCAATTTCAGATCAGTTTTGCATGTTTCAATTCTGACGGATAAGGATGCATCTCTCAGACGCCACCATGATTTCACAGTCATGTCCGGAGAGTTGTTAGCCGCGTTCATTGCCTCTACGGCACTAAGTGCCTTTGCAAGTCCCTCGCTAGATTGGTCCCTGTCTAAGCAGCCGGAAAGACCAATTGCAACCATTGCTACGACTATAAAACGCCACATGCGTTATCTCCTTTTTGGTATGGCAATCTAGCATCAGGGGCTAGTCAATGCCAAAAGGAGCCGTAATCATCGGGACAATATTGCGTCTTTGTGCCTGAGAACTAAGCGTGCTCTGTCCGACCAAGGCCCCCCAAAGACGATTATCTCACTCGGCCTGCCGTATAGGTGGTGCAATAGGAAAGGGCCGGGGCCGAAGGTCGTTGCGTCTTCACCAGGGAGTGACGGATCTGTGCCAAGGAAAACTCCTGCGTGATTGGGATGAGCCGTGCGGCCTACCGTCATGACGATCATGTCGCCGCGCTGCGGCCGGTCCACTCGCACGAAGCCGGCGGCCTCGTAGTTGGATTCGTACAGACTTTCAGCCTCAGCACTCTCCCACCAGCCGTCTTCGCGTTTGAAGGCCTCGAACTCAAGCCCCCACTCACGCTTGTACCAATCCGCGCAGACCTGCCAGCAATCCCAGGCCCCGTGCACGAACGGCCGGTTGAGCAGCGGCGTATCGCCGCTTGGGGTTATGCTGCGCAGATCCCCTTCCGGCCAACTGAGGATGTGCCAGGGCATGGTTGTCGCCTCGCACATGGCCAAGTCATGCGGTGACGGCCGGCTGGTTGCGTCAGGGTGGGTGTGGAAGATGCCGATCACCTCACCCACGTCTTCCGCCGCGGCGTAGTCCTCCGGATCGATTCGAAACTCTTCGGTCGGCTCAGTGGCGATGTTCCGGCATGGGAAGTACTTCTGTTTCCTGCCGATCGCCAGCAATAACCCGCAAGCCTCTTTCGGATACTGGGCTGCCGCGTGCGCTGCCATGGAGCTCAAGATGTGCTTGCGCATGGTCAACTCCGAGCGATCAGGGACACCGCGGGGAATCCGCCGTGAGGTAGTTGGTTGTTTTCGCCGAAGCGCAACTTGCAGGACTTGAGCCCGCCCTTGCACTCGTCCTTGCTCGGGTCGTCCGTGGGGTTGTCGTCGTCATCGAACATGGCGCCGCCGGTGTAACCGCAGTTCGGGCCGCGGTAACCGCCGGTCATTGCCCAGTGACAGAAGGTCGTCATCTGCCGGCCCGGCAGTCCGTGGTTGTCGATCTCACCAGGTGAGGACAACTCCCATTGCACTACCTCGCCGTCTTCACTGGTCTTCTGATCGATAAACCAGATTTCCAGTGCTTCTTGGGTTGGGTCGGCGGTCGGATTGCCTTCTGGGAAGTTCGCTGCATCCAGGTACTTGACCATCGTCTCGCGCACGGTCAGCTGAAACTTGAGCAGGTCATCGAATGCCAAGCACAGCGCCGTGATGCGACCGTTGACGTTGGCAGCCATGAACGTGGGCCTAGTCGCGCTGCCATTGCTGTCGGCGCCAATGCCCTCGATCTGCACCGGCCAGGCCGCGTATTCGTTTCCCTGCCAAATGATCGACTTTGCCGGCAGTTCTTCAGCTGACCCCTCATAAATCAAAAGCTCATCGGGCGTGTGCGGAATGGCGTGAGCGTGAAAGCGCAGCACATCCGCCCCGTACTCCGTGCCATCGATTTCAAACAGCCGCACTTCCCCGCCGGGCTCCAGCTTCTGGATGTCCGTAATCAAAGCCATGCGGCGCTACCTCAGGGGTGAAAGGTTTGTTCGAAGGTGGCGGTCAGCGTGTAAACCGATCCGCCTTTATGTGACGGCTGAAAGCCGGTGCATTTGTAGAGCCCGAGTTCACCCAGGGGCGGCGTCCACAGGAAAGCCTTTGCACCCTTGTGGCGTCGGAGGAACGTGATGATTTCCTTGATCCTGTCCGAGCTGCCTGTATGGGTGACTGGCCAAGACTGCTGCTCGTTGTTGATGCCGTCCGAAACAGACTGGCTGTAGCCGTCACCGAAACCCTTGGTGCGAACGCGCTGCTTGATGTCGCCCGTCGCCCCCTTTTCTGTCTGCCAGGTGAATCGCTCAATTGCCATGAATCACCCCTTGATGGCCCTGTTGATTTTCCCGCCCTGTCTCAGGTCCTGGCTCACGAGCTTCTGATAACGCTGATCGACAAAATCGGCCAAGTCCTTGCCGAACTGCTCGTAAGCAGGATCATCAGTTGTTGAGCTGGTCGATCCGTCGCCGGCCACCATGACCTGCACACTGATTGTGGTTCCGCCACCAGATCCCCCGCCAAGCGCCCGAACACCCAGCGCGCCACCGGCCGTCCTGGTCAGCGGCATGATCGCCTCTGGTCCGGCCTCGCCCATTACGCCAGTTTGTCCCCCGGCCATCCCGAAAGTGGTCGGCTTGCTCACGACGTTGTTGGTGAAGGCGCCACCATTCGCGAATAGCTGCACGCCGGAACCCCACGCACCACCGTCCGCTTGTGGAAAGTAGGTGTTGGAATATCCGGCGGCGGTGGACCCTGCTGACGTAGGTGGCGCACCTGCCGCGCTCCCGGCCAAGTAACTCGTAGCAGCACCCACCAAGCTGCTGAGCAACGCCGAACTGGCTTGCCGTGTGGCGATGCGCGCCATGTCTGCGAGGATCGACTTGGCGAAGTCCGCGAACGACAGCTTCCCGGTCATGGCGAAGTTGACGACCGCGTCCTCCATCGAACTGAACGCGTTGGTGAACAGGCTTTTCGTCTGCCCGGCCACATCCCGAGCCGACTCCAGGTAGTTCTGCCACGCCGACGATGCGCCGGCGCTCCAGTCACCTTGAGCAGCGGTCATCTCCTCGTAGTTGGATTGCACCGTGTCGTGCAGGTCTTGCTGCGTGGATTTCAGCGCGGCCAGCTTCTGGGTGTACTCGTCGAGACTCATGCCGCGCGAGCCATCGCCGTATTGGTTGGCCAGTTCCAGGCGTTGCTGATTAAAGCGATCGTCAATGCCGTTTTGCTGATCCGTCAGCCCGCGTTGCCGATCCCCTTGGCCGAGACCGGAAGCTGCGCGCAAACCCTGCTGCCGCAGCGTATCGACCTGTTGCTGAAGCGCACTGGTGTAGGTCTGGACGGCCAAGGTCTGCTTGTTTAAGCGGCCTTGTTCGTTGGTGGCGATGATCGACAGTTCGCTTTCACTGTCCTGTTGCGCCTTGATCATCACTGAGCGTGCATCGGCGATCTTCTGATCGATCTGGATAACTTGCGCCGCAGTCGTGCCCTTTTTGGCCTTTGCCGCTTCGAGCGCGTCGATTTCCGACTGATAGCTTTGAGCAACTTCTTCCGACTGCTGCTTCAGCAGGCTGATGCGTTGCTCGGTGTAGCTAGCCTGGGAGATCACGCCTGCACGCTGGGACGCTTCCAATTCCTTGTCGGCGTTTTTGTAGTAGGCCAGGGTATCAGCCAAGGCGTTCTTCGCGTTGTTGAAGCCGGTCAGATCGGCGCTGCCTGCGGCGGCCTTCGGATCCTTGAACTTGTCATTGATGTTAGCCAGGTTCTTGTCAACGACTGACTGCTCAAGACGCTTGTCCTTGGGGTCCGCCTTACGGATATCGTCGAGTTGCCGCCGATATTCCTTCAGCGCATCTGCGCGCTTTTGCTCGTTCGTCCAAGAAGACTTGGTGAGCGCGTCGACCTTTGCCATCGCAACAACGGCGTCTTTCTGGACCTTTGCCTGTTCGCCTTCATACTTTGCAATGTCAGCTTCAGCGGCCTTTTGATCCTCCAGCATGTTCAGCCGGTCGCGGTAGAACCCGATCATCTCCTGCTTGTTTTGAAATAGACCAACATCTCCGGACTCTGCCCGGGCGAGGTTCCGCTGAGCTTGCTCGATATCAGAGCCGATGTCGCTACGGCCGATATTTTTTAGGTTGTCGGCTGCTCTCGCGACTGCGTTGTATCCTTTTTCCCAGAAGCTGAGGTTTTCAAGGATCCTTGGGGTGCGTTCATTGATAGCGTCGGCATACTGCTCGGTCGCCAGCTTCACCGCGCCGGCGTGGTCGCCTTGCTGTTCCAGTGCGGCGATCTGCGAATAAACCGAGGCGGTCAGGTAGTGATACTGCTCATTCAGTGCGGCCGACGCCTTGACGGGGTCGTCGGCCAGCTTGGAGAACTCGGCTACCGTCTCGCTCACTGCCTTGCCGGTGGCTTCCTGCATCGACACGGCGGCTTGAGTTATCCCAGCGAAGCTATCGCCGGCGATCTTCCCGTTGCCAGCCAACAGAGCCAGGACCTCTGCAGCCTGCCCGGTGGTGCCGACAGTGGCGCTCACCTGGCGCGCCATATCGCCCAGCTGCCCGGCACTCACACCAGCGTAATTGCCGGTGAGCACCAGCGATTTGTTGTATGCGTCCTGTTCTTCGCTGCCCTTGTAATAGGCGTATGCCAATGCGCCCACGGCTGCGGTGGCCAGCGCGAGCGGCGCGAGAATGGCGAGCAATCCCGCCGCACCTGCGCCTGCGCCGGCCCCAAGCTGAGCCACAGCACGAACACCGCTACCCCAGTCGCCCGAGGAAAGCGCATTGCCAAGTTGAACGACGTTTTCTTGCGCCTGGCGGGAGCCAAGCTTCAACCGGTCGAAACCAGTGGCGGTTTTCTCCAGCGCGGCATAATTGCCGTTCAGCTTGCCCAGTGCCGAGTTGTACTGGTCCTGACTGATGCGGCCGGCATCAAGGTGCTTACCCAGTTGCTCGACCTGAGTATCCAGCTTGACCATGGCTGCGCGGGCCGGGTCAATGGCACCGAGCAGGCTGTTTAAAGCCTTCTGCTCATCTAGGGTCGACTTGGCCAGGGCCACTTGCTGCTTATCGAGCTGCGCGGTGATCC